GATGCAGAAGGTGAAGCATCCAATTTTTACGCTGACGATGGTGTGTACTATGTAATCAACAATAACTCTGGTTACACCGGCGATCTTGAAATCGCATTGGTTCCGCTTGAGTTTGCAACAGACATTCTCGGTGAGAAACTGGATGAAAAGGGCGTTCTCACGGAAACCAATACTGCAGAAGTATCGCAGTTTGCCCTGCTGTTTGAATTCAGCGGCGATAAGAATAAAATTCGACACTGTCTGTTCTGCTGCTCTGCCTCTCGTCCGGCAACAGAATCCAGCACCATTGAGGACGAAAAGGAAGTTAAAACAGAAACGCTGTCTTTGACCGCAACGGC